GTCTATGAACCCTTCCATGATTCGCGTATTCACCTGACTCCAGAAGACGCCAGTGCCAAACGTAGGCCTGATGCCCAGCGGCAGTAGTGCTTGCTGCCACGCAGTGTGATTGGCCGTAAAGCTCAACCTCGGCATCGAAAGCACCGCTTCCACTCGCACGTCTATCGTCGTGTCGCCAACTTTCACAAGCATCGAAATCGCTCCAAAGGAAAAGATGACGGGCGAGGCCGGAAGGGCTTCCGTGCCCCGCCCGTCCTTGGGCGATTACATTGTCTGTGCGTTGTCAACTATCACGCACCGTAGAGAGCTTGGACTGGGCCGGCAACCGTGTCAGATCCCAGCGTGTGATGGTTGATGCCAACACGGGCTACGGCACGAATCACGGTTTGGTCGCTCAGGAACTGCACATCGGACGACTGAGCCAGTTCAATGCCCTTGCGGACACCGTAAAGGCTGCTGTTCATCAGGTTGGCGAATAACACCATCACCTTGTCGGTCTGGTCAGCCGTGCTTGGCATCTGGTCGGTCAGCACGACTGGGTAGCCCAAGAACGTGAACCCACCGCCAGCCGTCAGGCCCACGCTGCCACCCTGTGCGGTGTCGAGAGCTTGGAAGCACACAGCCCATGTGTAGGGACTAACGTACCAAGCTGCACCAGCACGCGAATGCTGGGGCATCTTGCCGACAAGGGCCAGCAGGTTGGCCTTGGTGATCTCGTCGGGCGTGTCACCAGCAGCCACCGTCAGCGATGCGGCGTAGGTTGCCCGCGAGGCTGCGATGATCTGCAAGAGCAGGCCGTCAACCAGTGGGGCATTGGCAACGACGCCGTTAAAGGCAGCCGTCTCGATGGCGTTTGAAAGGCTCAGTGCCAACTCAGCCGCCACCCAGTCAGCCACCACTGGCGCGTCTTGGAATAGCTCGTTTGCTAGAGTGGTACTGGCCACCACCTTCTTCGCCGTAAGTGTAATTTGCGTCGAGGCCGAATCGGCTGGAGTCGATGCAGCGTTCTCCGAAAGCCAGGCAGCGGTTGCACCGCCGGTACGCTTCGGGAAAAGCACCACATCGGACGGCATCGGCAGGCTCATCGCGTTGCTGCTGAATGCGGAGTACTGATCAACTAATCTCAATATGACATCGGACAGGATGTCCGGCACGAAGGGCGAACCCGTGGTAGCACCAGTGCTGCCCATGGCACGCGATTCAACGCCGTGCTCCATGCACCAGCTGCGGGCTTCGGCAGAGTTTTCGCCCTTAAGGATGTAGCCCTGCAACCACTTGCCAGCCGCGTAGGCGTCGGCATGGTTCTTGAACGCTCGCAGTTTGCCCGAGTAGGGCACAGCTTCGACGCGGGCCAAGGTCTTCACCTCTGGGGCTGGCGTGCAACGCTCGACGACAGTCTTGAGATTCTTGGAGGCTTCCAAGACATCATTCTCAAACTTGAGCTTCTTGGAAACGTCACCGGATCGCTTTACCAGCGTCTCCAGTTCAAGGTCGCGCTCCGCGATCTTGTCTTCGTTGCCGTCGATCAGACGCACAGCGTCGATTCGGTTGGCAAGTTCAGCGGCTTCGTCTTGCAGTTTCTTGATGTCCATGTGCGTCGGTACTCCTTGTGAAGCCAGCCGTTCACGACCAGCGTGTGTTGCCCTCTCACACTACGGAGATTTGCCATACACTTGCAGAGTGGCAGTGCGCAACTGCCTACTACCGTAGTAGGAATCAGCGTATAGCCCGTCGAAAAACGTCATTTGCTGGCACGACGTTGCGGGCGGTAGAGCCACACTTTGCACAGCGGCAGTACTGCAATTGCGTGTCACCGTATTGGTGAGAACTCACCACACGCAGACGATCACCACAGCGGTTGCACTTCTTTTTATCGGCCATGCGTAAGAACAACTGCCCATGCTGCTGCTGCTTCCCTCACCCAGTTCCGCACAATGCGGGCTGCGGGAGTCTCTTCGACTGCTGCCTCTACTTCGGCCTCGGCCTGCGATGCCTTCCACGCTTCGTAGCTACGCATTGCAATGCCGCTTGTGCTTGCGGGGTACGACGGGTTCACGACCGGCCCGACATCGTAGAGGCCGCTGACTTCCCTGACGTTTCTAATGGCCCCGGCTGCATCGCTGGTGAATGACTCGCCATCTTTTGAAACGGTGAAGGCGAAAGAACTGCCCTTAACGTCACGACGATTGATTAGCTCAATGATGTCGGCCCGTGTTGTCGGTGGCGTGACGCTGTACTTCAGCCCCTTGTCGTCACTGGAAAGCTCCAGTGTGCCGCTGGAGGTGCGGCCGAGCACTATATTGATGTCGTGATTAAACACCGCCACAACGTCTTGCCGTCCACGCTGGCGTTGAAGCACCTTGTCAAAAGCACCGGGCAGGATGACTTCACGCAGCCCGCCACCAAGGTCGAGGCTCAAGCGGTTATAGACCGCAGCGTAGCCCACAATGGCAGTCTGACCACTGGCCCGCGTCTCAATGGTCAACTCCGCTTCGGGTGCTTCCTCGAAGGAGATGTCGCGGCGTTCGATGTCCATGGCTTACGCTCCTGCTGCTGGTGGTGCTGGTGCTGGTGCTGGCTGTGCCACGATCTTCTCTATCGTGGTCATGTTTGAATTCATGAACCGCTGGTCGCCCTCTGGCCCGATGGGGTTAAGGTTCTCTAGCTCGCGGATGTCGTTGATTGATAGCACACCCAATCCCGCCATTTGTGTGTAGTACGCTGCACGCTCACCACTGGCACCACGCATCAGGCCCATCACGCTGTGCTCAGCAAAGTAGCGTTCGTCGTCTACGATCAGATCCCGGCTGATGGCCGCTTCCCATCGCTTGAGATGTGGCAGCAGGCAGTGCTGCACGAACTCAGTTCCTTGCACTTCGATATTACTGTAGGTCGAACGGCTCAAGTCTTGAATCATGTGTGGCGGCACACGAAACGCTCGGGCCACCTCGATGACTTGGTGCTGTCGCGTCTCCAAGAACTGCGAGGCCTCATTGCTGCCGCCTAGCTCTTTCGCAGTGACACCGTTGGGCAGTACGCATGTCCTGAACGCACGATCGGCACCACGGTGCAGGCGTTCAAACTGGTCACGCAGGCGGTCGGCGGCTTCCATTGGGATCGGGTTCGCACTCTCAAGGATCATGCCAGGGCGTGCGCCGTTGCCAAAGTATGTGCTGCCGTGTGACTCCAACGCTTGGGCCAGCCCGATGGCGTTGCGGCACAACACTGAGGGCTGCATCCCCAAAATTCCATCCGTTGTAAGCCACCTCAAGTGAAAAATCTGGTCTTGTGTGTAGACCGTCTGCCGCCCGTTTGGCTCGCGGTATTGGTAACGCAGTGAGCCATCTTCAATGCGGCTTACTTCCATCCGACTTGGGTGAAGAGGCCAAAGCTCACTGACGGCACCCTGCGCCCCCGGTCGGATCTCTGCGTAGCTGTTGCCAAACATTAAGTACAGGGCAGTCATTTGTTCCCTGAACTCAAACGCCGTCTGCGTCGGATTTGGGGCGTTCTTGAGCATGCGATACAGCGGCTGGCCAGTGGCCCGCGCTTTGCCGCCGTTGTCGAGCTTTTCGTAGAGGTGCAAGGGCAGGGCGGCACAAGACTCACTGATGACACGCACGCACGCGAGGAAGGCACTGCACGTCAGCGCACTCTCCGGCGTCACACGCACGCCAGACGGTGTGCGTCCAGCGTTGCCCATTTCTGACCAGTCCACGCTCCGCAGATCCACCATGCGGTAGTCGGCGATTGCTTGTTCGTCGCTCATATCACTTGTATGTCCCAGTTTTGTTCTGCCGTGACGGGTACGCTGGACTGCACGCCCAAGGCCATGATCAGTGAAACAATGCCGTCGATGCGTTCTGTGCTGAGTGACTTTGAGGGCTTGATGTTGCCGTGGTGGTCTGGAGGTGCCGTGACGTTTGCCGCGTTCCACGCCAGCACCGGATGGCCCGCGTGGCGTATCTTGTCGCTGAGGATCAAGTTCTCCAACATGTGACTGGGCGATGACATCGAGCCGTAGCCCTGCCCAAATCCTACTACCTTGATCCCATCCCCTTGCAGCTGCGTCGAGAGTTGCGTCGAGTTCCAGCGGTCGATGGCCAGCTGCTTGAGGTTGAACTGCTGCGACAACGCAACCACATCGCGGCGTATAACGTCGTAGTCGGTGACGTTGCCTGGCGTGGCACGCACGAAGCCGTCACGAATCCAGCCGATGTAGTCGATCTTGTCGCGTATCGTCCGCTCCGCTGCGTTCTCTTGTGGCACCCAGAAGAACGGCATTACATCGAACGTGCCGTCCGTGTCTTGGCTCACCATGACCAGTGCGGAAAGATCGTAGGTGCTTGCAAGGTCAAGGCCCGCAAACCACTCGCGTTTCTCTAGATCGCCACGCAGCGCACCGCCGTTGCGTGCCCATGCGTCGGGGCTGAGCCAGCGCACATCCTGAGTCGTCCAGACATTAAGCCGGTAGCGTAAAAATGCGTTCAGCTTGCTCGGTGACTGGTCGGCCTCGCGGGCGTCCGCTGCAAACGATTCCTCGGTGATCGTCTGGCCCAAAGACGGGTTTGCCTTACGCCAAGTTCTGGGCTTCTTCCAATCGTCCGTGATTGCAGCCGCGTGGATGCAGCCGTAGAAAGCGGGATCTGTGGTCGGGTCTGCGATGCACCGCTCTGCATAGCAACGCTGCTCCCACGCGAGGCTCTTGCGGTCAAAGCCCGCCGTGCTGATCGACAGCAGCAGCGGTTGCCGCCGGGATGCGCCGCCGTAACGGAGTGCGTCCCAAAGGCGTCGGTCACGCTGCGAGTGCAATTCATCAAAGAGCAAACAATGAATATTCAGTGAACTGGTTTGAGCCCCCCAAGCCGAAGCCTGAGGGGCTCAAACCAGTCCCTCGGCTCTGAATGCGTCAGCACTCAGCACCCGATAGAAAGAGCCACTGCCACGGTGCAAGATTGTCTTGCGTGAGTCGATCACCTCCAGCACCTTGGATAGTGATGGCGATGCACGCACCATCGACGCTGCCTCGCGGTAGATGATGCCTGCTTGTTCACGGTCAGCAGCAGCCCCGTAGCACTCTGAGCCTTGCTCACCGTCCCAGC